TGCAGTCTAAATATAAACACTATGCAAAATTATTTTATTACAATCATGATACTACTATCGTTCAATGACGAACAAATCTATAAGTATGTGCAACATAAAGAAGCTTATCAGACTTATTCAGAATGTAGTTATTACTTAAATACACCACAGATGCGAGAGTACATACAAACATCACTCAATGAAAGATTGTGTGATAAACTAGTCGCTATTGTAGAGTATGGTTGTATGACAAAAGAAGCCTATATCGAATACTCTACAAATTGACTTGACAAAATTAATTACTTAATGTTATAATCTTTTACTATGAACTTTTATTCTCATGTCGCCCAATGGGGCAATCAACTACTAGTCCGTGCAGTTAAGAATGGTTTTCGATCTAATTTTAAAGTTAGATACAAACCAACAATGTATGTGCCTGTTAAGAAAGAAACTCCATTCAAATCACTTGATGGTAAGAATCTTGCACCTGTGAAGTTTGACACTATCAAAGAATCAAAAGAGTTTATTGACAGTTATGAAAGTCAACCACATCTACTCTATGGTCTAACAAAATATCCTTACTGTTACATTACAGAAACATATCCTCATCAGATTAGTTTTGATAAAAAGTATCTGAAGTTTATTACGATTGATATTGAAACGCAATGCGAGAATGGTTTCCCTAATGTGCGTGAAGCTATTGAACCAATGTTATCAATTACTATCAAAGATCAGAATACGAAAGAAATTATCGTGTGGGGTATTGGTGAATACATTAACAATCGTGATGATGTGACTTACATCAACTGCAAGAATGAATCTGAATTACTCAAACGATTCGTAAACTGGTGGTCATCAGATCATCCTGACATTATTACAGGTTGGAATACTGAAATGTTTGATGTACCGTATCTGTGCAATCGTATCAAGACAGTACATGATGTCGATATGATGAAAAAATTGTCGCCATGGGGTATTGTGAATTCGAGAGAAGTGCGTACACAATATGGTAATGAATTACTCTACGACATTCTTGGTGTCGAAAATCTAGATTATCTACAACTCTATAAGAAATTTACATACACTAATCAAGAATCATATCGTCTTGACAACATTGCATTTGTAGAACTTGGTGAAAGAAAAGACGAGAATCCGTACGATACATTCAAAGACTGGTACACAAAAGATTATCAATCATTTCTAGATTACAACATCAAAGATGTAGAGTTAGTTGACAGACTTGACGAGAAAATGAAACTTGTTGATTTACTACTGACTATGGCTTACGAAGCGAAAGTCAATCTCACAGATGCGTATACATCAGTCAAGTATTGGGATATTCTAATCTTTAATCATCTATACAAACAAAAGATTATGATACCACAGTTAAAAAATCAACGACAGAAATCAGAAAAATATGTTGGTGCATATGTCAAAGAACCACAAACAGGATTGCATAACTGGGTTGTATCATTTGACTTAAACAGTCTATATCCACATTTGATTATGCAGTATAATATATCACCAGAAACATTGTGTGCAGAAACACTAACCATCGACAAAGAGAAATGTGTAGACTTGTTCTTAAAACAAGACTATAATCAATCATTATTGAAAGAACAGAATGTAACAGCAACACCCAATGGTGCATTGTTTTCAAAACAAACGCAAGGTTTTCTACCAAAGATGATGCAAGAGATGTATAATGATCGAACAATTTACAAGAAAAAGATGTTAGATGCGAAGAAAGATTACGAGAAAACAAAAGACAAACAGTATTTGAATCTGATTTCGAGATACAACAATATACAGATGGCGAGAAAAATCTCACTCAACTCAGCTTACGGTGCAATCGGTAATCAATGGTTTCGTTATTATGAGCTACTGATTGCAGAGGGCATCACTACATCTGGTCAATTGTCTATTCGACATATAGAGAACAAACTCAATGAATATCTAAATAAGATATTAAAGACAACAGGAGAAGATTATGTCATTGCGTCAGATACAGATAGCGTATATATCACTTTTGACAAACTTATATGCAAATTGTATGATAAGGGATCTGGAGTACAAAAAGAAGATAGAACAAGAATCATCAATTTCTTGGACACTATTTCTAAAGATAAAATTGAACCGTTTATTGAAGAATGTTATCAAACACTTGCATTGAATGTCAATGCATATGCACAAAAGATGCAGATGAAACGAGAAGTGATTGCAGACAAGGGTATCTGGACTGCAAAGAAACGATACATTCTTAATGCGTATGATGTAGAAGGTGTACGATATAAAGAACCCCAACTAAAAATTATGGGCATAGAAGCAGTAAAATCATCAACACCTGCACCCTGTAGAGAGAAGATTAAACAGGCTCTAAAGATCATTATGCAATCGAATGAGAAAGAACTCAATACATTTATACAACAATTTCGAGATGAATTCTTTCAATTAGAACCGAAAGAGATTGCATTTCCCCGTAGTGTGAATGGTATTGACAAATGGTCCGACTCATCTAGTATCTATCGAAAGGGTTCACCAATGCACATTAAGGGTGTTATACTCTATAATTATCTACTGAATGACAGAAAACTTACTCATAAGTATCCTGTTATCAATGAAGGTGAAAAGATTAAGTATGTGTTACTCAAACAACCCAATCGACTAGGCTCTAATGTATTATCGTTTATGACTAAATTACCCAAAGAGTTAAATATTAATCAGTATATAGACTATGATACAATGTTTGAAAAGTCATTCATAGAACCCTTGATGTTTATCATCAATCAAGTCAAGTGGAACATTGATCGTAGTTATGGTACTCAATCAACACTTGAATCATTCTTCGTATGAGAACAATAACAATAGAACAATCAATACTCATACAACCCACAGTAAATCACACTCAATTCAAAGACTTGTTATTAAAACAAATAGAAAAAACAACCTATGAAAAACGCATCAATAATAAAGAATCTATTACTAAAACAGACTATCACATCAGAGAAACACAAAGAGAATGGGTAAAAATATTCACATTAAACACTCAAAATACACTACAAGAAATAATCAATACTCTACAATTTGAAAAAGCTTACTTTCTATCAGTATGGTTTCAACAGTATCATACCAATGATTTTCATGCGTTTCATCATCATGGAATGTCTGATTACTCTGGTATCTACTATCTAGAATTATCAGATAACACTTATACACAAATACTAGTGAATGATAAGATCAAAGATATTGAAGTATCAGAGGGTGATATAGTTGTATTTCCAAGTCAATTACGACACAGATGTCCTAAAGTAACAACCAATAATAGAAGAACGATTATCTCTTTTAATTTTGATACTCTCGGCTTTATTGGATAATGCAGTATAATATATCGTGCAATGCGATAGAAATAGTAGAATATATGGCGTTATAATCAGTATAGTATGATATGCGTTAAATATTAAAAAATGCCGTATAAAATATGGTAATGTGTTCTGTGTAGTGAGGATAAGTCTACTATATATCGGTCACGGCTGTCAAATATCAGACACTCTAAAGAAATTTCGCAGTAAAATCAATGACTTGCAGCGAAATCATGTAACTCCCTGATTCTAAACGATTTTTTCTTGGAAATATCCCTTGTTTTTTTCTGTGTATTTGTTATACTAGCTATAATGATTAACAAAACACAGGAAAACAAAATGTTAAAAACTTATCAATTATATCAAACATTTGACGGTTCTAAAATTCGTAGAGATGCAATGTTCTATGGCAAAGATTCTAAATTCTATAATTTAAGACAGGCTGAAGAAGCTTTCGCAGGTAGATACAGAAAAGACAACTACAAATTTGTAGGCGAGATGCATTGCAAGAGTGTCAACGAGGCGTATGAGAAGTCAAACATGGGCGAGGGTCCTAAAGGTGCATACTCAATGAGTGTTGGTGACATACTAGTGAACAAAAAGACTGGTAGAACATACATTGTTGCAAGAATCGGATTTGACGAGTTATACAAATGGGCTTATGGAAAGGAGGCTGCATAATATGAGTAAGAAACAACAATACGAGATAGTAGAAGGTATGCAACGACAGATAGATGATTTCTTTCGTAGTGCAGAAACTACAGTTAAGAAACTTAAGGGTTATACTTATGATGATGACTTGTATAGTGATCTATACAAAGATGCGAGAGGTGTAAGACCTACCCCAGAAATGATTGACTATTGGAATAACAAGGCTGTTCCTAAAGTTAAACAAAGAATGTGGGATATGTTATGTGAGGAGTTAGTATGAGTTTATTTTCAGATATTGACGGTGTTATCAAAACAAGTTCAGACATAAATGAGTTGCAAAACAGACTTATGGAAGAATTTGCATTATCACCACATGATGATTTGTTTAATCAAGCGAGTAAAATATTTCTAGATTTACTTGACAAAGAACAAAAAAGTGTGTATAATTCTTGTGTTAGGAGTGATAAATGAAATATAAAGTATATGATGATAACAAAGAGTGGGTAGAGTTTGATGATGCCCAGAAAGCTGTGATGTATGCAAAAGACAACTTACTTGATGGTGAGTTCGTATATCACAGAAACAAGGGAGAAGACTGGCATACAGTTTTCGTAGAGAATTTAGTATATATCAAGAGAGGAATAGTACAATGAGTAAAGTAAATGAATCATTAGGAAAGTTAGTTCGACCATATGAACAAATGGAGAGTATGCAGAACAAGTTATTAGAACAACAGAAACTCAACAAATGGAGAGTAGAGAATATGGAGAAGATGATATTAGAACAACAGAAACAGATGTTAGATAAGATTGATCGTATGTATGACGATCTAGACACTATGAAACAAAACTTGCAGTTCGACAAACTATCAGACATGATAGATCAATTGCAACAGGACATGGACTTATTGAAACAGGAGATGAATGTATGAGAACACACACTATGGTTACATTTGATACAGACGGCTATGCGAGAGAGAAACTGCCAGAGTACGAGAAAGACTATCGACAACAACAGATTCTAGTACAGTTCGCAGAGATATTAGATTCTGAAGATAATCCGATAGAATTGTCTGAAGTAAAGACAGACGACAATAAGACATTTAGTTTATCAGTCGTTCAAGTTAAACAATTGTATAATAAGATTATGCAACTGAAGCCCCACGCACGACAAGAGATATGTCGTAGAATACAGTATTCATCAGGGTTTTCAGAGATGATGCAACTGTTACTTGACGGTGAGATATAGATCGCAGGGTGGGCTGCCGATGGGTTAGGTGGCCCTCCTGCTCTATACTGGACAACCTGAGGTAATCTATAAATGCAATATAGATACTTCTATTTCTAACACAACTATAACACAACTACAAAGAAAGGAAACACTACTATGAAAAAATATATGCAATCTTTTGGACTTGGACTTTTATGTGCAACATTCGTATTATCAATCATTGCTTCAGTCACAGGTAATATGTTAAACGCAATATTCTTTTTATGTCTTGCAATATTCATTCTATGTGTAATGCATATAAAGTAACCCCCTGTCAAAACTGGAGACTTTTCTTTATGAGTATCAAGATTGACAAAAACGAAAACTTACTGTATAATAACTAACACTATGACAAAATATAATTCGTATACACTCAAAGATGTAATTACTGCATCTAATCAAAACAAGTTTACTGTTATCTCTACATTTGCAGGTGGCGGTGGTTCTTCTACTGGCTATAAACTGTCTGGTGGTAATATTCTGTGTGTCAATGAGTTTGTTGAAAGTGCAAGAGAAACTTATGCAAGTAACTATCCTGATACTCCTATACTACCAAATGACATTCGTGAATTAACTGGTAAACATTTTCTTGACACGACTAATTTACAAGTTGGTGAATTAGACATTCTAGATGGAAGTCCACCCTGTAGTGCGTTCTCAATTGCAGGTACTATTTCTAAAGGTTGGAATAAAGAAAAGAAGTACTCTGATGATAAGAAACAGACAAACATTGAAGATTTATTCTTTGAGTTTATTCGAGTTGCAAATGACATACAACCCAAAGTCATCATAGGTGAGAATGTCAAAGGCATTACGATTGGTGAAAGTAGAAAATACTTTAACAAAATTATTAATGCATTTGAGAACATTGGTTACTGTGCAGTTGGTAAAGTATTAAACGCAGCTGATTTCGGAGTTCCTCAAGCGAGAGAACGCTGTTTCTTTGTTGCGATTCGTAATGATGTTTTAAGTAAGACTGATTTGAATTTTATGACAATCGAATCAATCTATCCCAATGCAACTGTTACGAAACGAGTATCATTAAAAGACGCAATACATGATATCGAAAATGATGCGAGTGAAGAACAAGAATTGTATGATGCGATTGAAAATGGATTTCTGAAGAAATGGGTTCCTCTACTACCCAAGAATCCAAAGAAAGTTGTGAAGGGTTCTGATTATCATCCCAATAAAAGCCTTTTTAATTTAATTCGACCGTGTCCCGATTTACCATCTCCGACTATCACACAACAAGGTCAACAGAAAGGTCTCTCTGGTGTGATTCATTATGAATTAGATCGAAAGTTAACAATCAAAGAATTGATGCGAGTTCAAGGTTTGCCAGATGATTTTCGTCTGCAAGGTACATTTAATCAACGAGCTGAACGCATTGGTCGTATGGT